TAGTAATTTTTACGACCTTATCTAATTTGACAGGTGTTTTATCGTGATTATCTAATATATATGATACTTGTGTACGTGTTAGTGGTTTAGCTCGATTATATTGATTTTTTAATTTAATTATATAAGGGTTATTACCGGTATATAGTTTTAATATATCGATACCCTCCAATTCTCTCATGTTATCTATGTTTATAGCCATAATTAATTATAACGATTATAATACTCAAATACAAATTATTTTTAATATAATTACTCTTTTATTTGAAATATTCGTATTTATATAAAAGAAGGGAATATGAACAATAAATACCAAATACCGATTACTAGACATAATTTATTTTTTAGTGAGGAAGAATGGGAATTAGAAAAAGGTTTTTCACGTGAAAATATAGAGCAAGATTTAAATCAAATTGTTATATTATTTCGTGTTGACAGAGTTATGTCGCAGGTAGATGATTTATATAATGAAAGTGAAAAAGCCGAATTAATATTTCAACCACCGGTACGTTTACAGGTTTTTGGTTATTTGGATGACCCTGAAAATAAAACATATAATCAAGATTCTGGTACTTTAAGATATCAACAAGATGGTAAATTAAACTTTACAGTTTTAATTGACCAGTTAGAAGAATTAGATGTTGAAATACGTTATGGTGATTATATAGGATATCCAGTTACTGAAACTGAAATACGTTATTTCTCAGTAGTTGATGATGGTATGAAGTCTTATCATGATGGACAAACTATATTAGGTTACAAACCTACATTTAGAAAAATTCTTTGTGCACCTGTCGAGGATGATGAATTACTATTTTAAAAATTAAATTATGGCTTTACCAAAAGGATATAAAACTAACATTGGAATACGTACAAATACCGTAGGACCAGAACGCAGACATGATATGACTCGAAAAATAATGAAGGGTTCAGGTTATGCGCCACGTGGTGTGATGTATGAAGATTTAGATGCGGAGGTTATTAAATTTATTAATACTGAGTTAAAATTAGTTTTAGCTGGGGATGTTGTACCTGTTGTTTTTTTAACAATTCAACGTTGGACTGAATTTAGTAAAACATGGGAGTTTGACGATGAACATGGTAATATTAAAATGCCATTTATTACAATAGTACGTAAACCAGACCCACAACCAGGTGAAAACCAAGCTGGCTTATGGAATATACCTGGATATAGGACATATACCACTGTTAAGGTTCCAACTCTTACTAATGGTCGTGAAGGTTATGATATGTACCAAATACCACAACCTACGGCTGTTGATATTGATTATGAGGTACGTCTTTTTTGTAATAAAATGCGTGACCTAAATGAGTTTAATTCTAAGATTCAAAAAATGTTTAGTAGTCGACAACATTATATTTTTCCAAATGACCACCCTATGCCACTTCACCTTGAAAATATTGGTGATGAAAGTTCGGTTAGTGATTTTGAGGATAGGAGATTTTATGTACAAAATTTTGAATTTACATTATTGTCTTATATCTTAGATGAAAAACAATATAAAATTATACCAGCAATTGACAGGGTTGTATTAACAACCGATGTTGGATTTACTGAACCTAAAATTAAATATCAAACTGATATTTCACCATTAAGTTCTACAATTGAAAAAACAATGGATATTGTAATACCACGTCATAGTGGTGAATTTTTACGTATAGAATTAGAATATGATACTCATTTTGATTCAATTGAATTATTAGAAAATATATTTGATGTAATTGTTGATGTTAATGGAGATAGGGTTACATTTCCATTTGACGCTAAACAATATGATATTGTCACTATTAATCCCGATAGAGATATAACACATCAAACAAAATATAAATTATATACACATATTAAGAGATAAAGCCAATTAATATAATAAAAAGTATATAGAATCAAATACTTAATAGGTTTTTTGTTTTTTAGCGTGTATTTATATAAAAATAATATTAAGTAAAAAATTAAAATATGTCTAAAGTATTTGTTAGTCCTGGAGTTTACACAAGAGAAATTGATTTATCATACGTAACACGACAAATTGGTGTTACAACATTAGGTCTAGTTGGTGAAACTACCAAAGGACCAGCTTTCGAACCTGTTTTTTTAACAGATTACAGAATGTATCAAAAATATTTTGGGTTTCAAAATCCAGAAAAATTTAAAGGTACTGGTATGCCTAAATACGAATTACCATATATCGCTAAATCATATTTAAGCGAAACTAATCAATTATATGTTACAAGAGTGTTAGGTTTATCTGGTTATGATGCCGGTTCAGCTTGGGCAATTGTATTAAAAGGTGCACCAGATTTAACTACACAAACTAATGTAAGTACTGGTGATACAACATTTAGTTTTACAGCAACAACTGCGGGTAAAGTACTAGTTGATGTCGATATGACATCACCATCATCAGGTGTAATATATGATGCTTTTAACCATTTAATAAATGACTTTAATATAACATTATTAAGTGCAATTCAAAATTCAATTATATCAACCGGTGATACATTTGATGTACCAGAACAATTTTATAGCGACTCTACAAGTACCTGGAAGTCTTTGATGTTACCATCAATTCAATGGGTAAGTGAAACTGTTGTAAGTGGTTCAACAACATATACTGGCGTTTTAAGTGGTACTTCTTCATATGCTGAATATGATGCAAATAAAGAAGTTGAAGGTAAAGTGGTTGCAATGCTTAGGTCTCGTGGGGAATATGAGTTAAATAACAATACAGAACATTTAGCATTCAATATCGGAACACGACCTATGGATGGTCATGTTGAAATTGTCCCAAACTCACCAGCTATTGATGACCCCCTAGGGTACTTCACATTAAGTGGTGAAAGTCATATAGGTACACATTTCACACCATTTAAGTATGATGTATCGCTAGATGCAACAAAACGTAATTATATTGTAAATGTGTTAGGTTTAACTAATGATGATAAAAATGCACCTGTTTTTGTTGAAGAAATTTATCAACAAATGTTTGAAGATTTAGTGAAGAGTGGTAATGTAGGTGGTATTATTACAACGTTAATACCTTATGAAAATGAATTTGGTGGTTATAAACAACAGTTTCAATCGGCATTATCACCTTGGGTTCTTTCAGAAGTCAATGGTAATAAAATTTTTAAGTTATTTAAATTTGTTACTATAAGTGATGGTAATGGAGCTAATAGAGATATTAAAATATCGATTGTTAATATTAAACCTAATGAGAAAGAATTTGATGTATTAGTTCGTGATTATTATGATACTGATAAAAGACCACAAATAATTGAGCGTTATAGTAGATGTACTCTTAACCCTAAGAGCACTAGATATATTGCAAGAATGATTGGTACAACAGATGGTGAATATCAACTCAAATCAAATAACATCATGGTTAAATTGAATGATGAAATTGATATTTCAGATAAATTCCCAGCTGGTTTTATAGGATTCCCACTACGTGATTTTACAGGTGTTGCAACAATAGGACCCGTTATTAAACAACCACAAATTATATATAAAACACAATATCAACCAACTGAAAATAAGCGTAAATTCTATTTAGGTTTATCTGACACCGTAGGAATTGAAGATGAAATCTTTGATTATAAAGGATTAGATGAAAATGGACAAGCGTGGACTGCGTCAACAAATGGTTTTCATATGGATATAGCATTAGCTGGCTCTGGTATTACTGTGGATGGTGATTCAACACCATATACATTTGTTGCCGGTAATGCATTATTTAGAAATGAAGGTGATTTACAAGGAACTGATTATGAAAAATTATACGCACGTAAATTTACATTTACAGTAGCTGGTGGTTTTGATGGTTGGGATGTTTATCGTTCACATAGAACTAATACAAATAATTATAGAGCACATATGCCATTAGCTGAAAGTGGAATTTTACGTGGTATTTTTAGTAATAGACCACAAGATAATGATGAAGATGGTTTAACATCTGATTATTATGCATATTGGGAAGCTATACGCACATTTGCGAACCCAGAATCAACAAATATTAATATATTTGCAACACCTGGTATTGACCTTATCGATAACCCATCTTTAATTGATGATACAATTGAAATGGTTGAAAACGAAAGAGCAGATTCTGCATACTTTCCAACCTTACCAGATAATGATATAACACATGTATATGCACCAGAAGAAGTTGTTGATTTAATAGATGGTAGATTTGATTCAAACTATAGTGCTATTTACTATCCTTGGGTTCAGATTGATGATATAGAAAATAATGTACTAATTTGGTTACCACCAACACGTGATGTTGTACGTAACGTTGCGTTAACTGATAATATATCATTCCCTTGGTTTGCAGTTGCGGGCCTTAATAGAGGTGATGTGAAAGCTGGTCGTGCTCGTAACGAATTAACATTAACACAACGTGATGCACTTTATGAAAATCGTATTAACCCACTTATTACAATACCAAGTGAAGGCTTAAAAATATGGGGTAATAAAACATTACAAGTTGACGAAACAGCATTAAATCGCTTAAATGTTCGTCGTTTATTACTTCAAGCAAGAAAATTAATATCTGCTGTTTCATTACGTTTAATCTTCGAACAAAATGATGCCGTTGTTAGAGCACAATTCTTAAAATTGGTTAATCCTATTTTAGATAATATTAGAGCACAACGTGGATTATATGACTTTAAGATTGAAGTTAGTGATGACCCAGAAGATTTTGATAGAAATACACTACACGGTATTATTTATATAAAACCAACCAAAGCGTTAGAATATGTACAGGTTGATTTCGTTGTAACAAATACTGGTGCTTCATTTGATGCCATATAAATATTAAATTTTATAATAAAAAAACCCTATCTTATGTTAGGGTTTTTTTATATGTAATAGTTCCACTATCATATATTCTATATATTTTATTTTCAAGCATTATCTGGTGCTCCGTTTTATTTTTAGTATCATAACCTTGTTTTTTTAATATACTTTTACGGAACCCAAATCTATGTTTTCTACGACCATTAATAACGTACCAATAATTTGGTCTATTAGTACTTATTTCATCAAAACCTAATACTTTATATACATTACCATCAGACCATCGTCTATCGGCATAACTAACTATTTCTTTTGGTTTATAATTTTTAATAAAATACTTTAATAATCTACTAGCACCACCAATTATATTAGTATCCACTTTATTAACAAACCTTGTTAGTTCATATCCATTAAATAAA